GGAAGCCCTGGCACAGACCACAGCGACGTTGGCCTCGCGAACGATCACCGCGCGGACGTGACCACCAACCCGCACAACGTAACTCCCGCCTGCGCCGCCCAAGCGCCGATCACCGTGAGCACCGCGACCCTTGCCGTAACGCTCGCCGCCCACGCAGGGCGCCTGCTGCACATCACTCGCACCGCGACCGGGGCCTGCGTGCTGACCGTGGCGTCTGCCGCCATAGCCGACGATACGCTCTGGTTCGACCTCAAGGACGCAGGGCTGCTCGCAGGCACGAACAACATCACGGTAGAGACCGAGGGCGCCGAGACCATCGACGGCGCTGCGAACCTCGTGATCGTCGCAAACAAGGTTGGGCTCCGTCTGTACTCGGACGGCTCCAACCTCTTCATCATGTAGGTGCATCATGGCTTATATCCCAGCGGACACGACAGAGACAGACAAGATCGATATAGCAGCGTCGGACGGACTGACCGGCGTCGAGGACTCCGTGTCGTACCGCATCCATGAGGCAGAGCGGCACTTCCATTCTCCGGAGTGCTGGCTAGGCGCTGCGGCAGCTCCGGCAGGAGAGACGCACGTCGCGGACGTGGACATGATGACGCCGTTCGTCGTCACGAGCGGTAACGACACGTGGGGCCCATGGCTCCAGATCGCCGGGAGCGACGATACGCCGTGTCGCGCCGGGATGGTGAAGCTTGACCTGCATCGCGTGCTGGTCGTTGACGTGTCAGCCGACGCGAACAAGAAGCAGGCGCTGCTCCAGCTCGCAGGAGGGACGAGCGGCGCTGCGGCGCTGGCAGCAGGGGCTTACACTACGGCGAACTACGTGCCGGAAAAGGACGGCAAGTCTGCCCCTATCGTGGCACAGGACCGCCGTTTTCTGGCAGGAACCAAGGGATGGGCTAGGTTATGGGTCGAAGGCGAGGACGCTGAGACACACAGCATCAAGATCGGACTCCACGAGTACGAGGGCTAGTCCGTGTCCGACTTCACCTACAGAGGTCTAGACCTAGGGACCGACCCATTCGGCAACGTCTCGACTGCAGACGAGGACAACCTCGTCGTGATAGCCAACATCGCGCTTTGGTCAGACGCCAGGGCCGACGATGACGTAGAGCCCCCGGACGGCACGCAGAACCGCCGAGGCTTCTGGGCTGACACCTACGAGGACGACGGTCTGAGCACGGGCTCGCTGCTGTGGACGCTGGACCGTAACGTGCTGACGCAGACGGAGCGGAACCTTGCCAAGGACTTCGCAGAGCAGGCGCTAGAGTTCATGGTCACGATCGGGCTGGCCGCCGAGGTGGTCGTCACAGTCGAGGACAACGAGCGCCAGCGCCTTGACCTGTTCGTGAGCATCAACCAAGACGACGGAACGACAACCGCGATCACATACCAGGATCTCTGGACAGCGGTGAGGTAGACCATGGCCGATGACATCAACTACGACAGGCCTACGCTGAGCGAGCTCATCGCGAGGACTCGCGGCGACATGGCTGGCAAGGTCACGAACTCCCTCGCCTACATCCGTGGCTCCCTCGAGTGGGGTATCTCTGCTGCGCTTGCCGGGGCTGTCTCGCTGACCTACGGAGCCATTGACCAGCTCTACCGGAACATCCTTGCCGACCGCTCAACGGCTACGTGGCTTGACCGCAAGGCGTCTGAGTTTAACCTCGTGCGCCAGGTGGCCACGACGAGCGGCGGGATCGTGACGTTCACCTGGACCGCAGGCGGGCAGACCATCCCGGCCGGAACCGTGCTGACCGACGCCGCAGGCAACGAGTATACGACATTCTGGATCACGGCAGACCCGGGCGGGCCCCTATACCCTGACGACGGAACCGCGGCAGTGTTCTCTTCGTACACCGGGCTTGCCGCCAACATCGCGACCGGAACAGAGCTGACCATCACGACCCCCATCGCTGGGATCACGAGCGTAGGCGTCGCGGCTGCCGACTTCATCAACGGCAGTGACCTGGAGACAGACGACGACTTCCGAGAGCGCACCCTCGACCGCATCCGCAACACACCGCAGGGCGGCGCCGATGCCGACTATGAAGTGTGGGCCAAGTCTGTCGCCGATGTCAACGAGGTGTGGGTTGTGACGGCGGTAGAGGAGCTCCCGCAGTTCTTCGTGATCTACAATGGCAGCGCTGCGGCCGTGACCGTGCAGGCCGCCATCGACGCGGCTAAGCCTATACAGGCGCAGCCCACCGTTGGCAGCGTGGACAGCGACCCGACGTACCAATTCTCGGTATCGCTAGACATCACGGCGCACGCCCTGGCTGGGTATGCCGACGGAGACGTCGAGGACAACATTGAAGCAGCCATAAGCGAACTATTCGACCAGCAAGGCGGCCCGTCGATCACGATCTACAACTCTGCGCTGCGTAACGCAATCTCCAACGCAGAAGGACTAGACTACTACACGCTCGACGACGTCAACTCAGACGGCACAGGACTGGACGACCTGGCGAGCGGGGTCACCACTGTTCATTACCTGACGGCCGTCGCCTACACCTGGATCCCATAGCATGAGCACGCCACGCACCACAGAAGCAGGATGGCTACAAGCCGTCTATGGGCTCATCCCGCCTGGGAAGATATGGGACTTCGTCCGCAGTGGTGCGTCACGCCTGAGCCAGATCCTCGACGGTCTCACGCCTGAGCTCAACCGAGCATCCAATGTCTTGGCAGACCTGTGGGAGCAGAGCGACCCGCGCGCCGCGCTCGACACCACGGACCCGGCTTACGACACGATCGCCCTGCTACCTGACTTCGAGAGGGTGCACGGGTTGCCTGACCCATGCACCGGGGCACCAGCTACCACCGACGAGCGCAGGGCCATCCTCTACGCCAAGTGGATCGCCACGGGTGGCCAGACATCGGCGTACTTCATCGAGGTCGCAGAGGGTCTGCTAGGCCCTGGGTTCACCGTGACGATTGACGAGCTGCCTTACGCACCGTTCCGTTGCGGGATCAGCGTCTGCGGTGACCCGCTCTACGGCGAGAACTACTACTACGTTTGGGAGATGGAGGTAACGCCCGTCCCCACCGCCGCGCAGCAGACAGCGCTCGAGTGCTTGATCGACAAGTACAAGCCGAGCCACACCGTCGCCGAGTACACCTACACTCCCTAGGGGGAAGCCATGTATCGTATAGACAACGCATCATCCGTAGCCGCGCTTCCTGCCTACGACCCCATCGGCACAGCTGATCGGTACTTCGACGACGGGACCGTCTGGGACAAGGACTTCGCCAACACGCTTCAAGAGGAGATGGTCAACGTCGCCATCATGAAGGGCGCTGCGTTGGTGAAGGGGACGAACACGCAGATGGCCACGGCGCTTAACGGTATCCAGGCGCTAGCGTCTGCGTCAGTCGACACAGGGCAGAAGACTACAACGCACCGTCGCGCGCTGGTAGCTTCGTACCTGTCGAGGGCGTCTGGCGCGAATAGTGCTTGCGTGGCGTCAACGCTGTCTTTTGCGTCTGGCGATAACTCTGCTGTAGTAGCAGGAAACGGAACAGTAACCGGCAACTATTCTGCGGCCATCGCCTGCGTGTCTACGGCTGGAGCAGTGACAGTAACCGGCAACAATTCTGCTGTCATCGCGTCTGACGGCGGGATCGTTGACGACGACAGGTCAGCCATCATCGCGTCACTGACGTGCAGAGTCCGCGGAGAGAGAAACGCGGCTATCGCTTCTGACGACGGCGACATAGGCACGACGAAGAACAACAGCGCCATGATCGCCACGCGCGACGCAGACGTAGACCATAGCCTGTGCGTGGCTATAGCTTCTGACGATCCAGGCACTAGCCTTGGCGACTACACGCTGTATGGCGGGTTCGGCGGTGCTGTAACGTGGACCATCTACAGTGCGACAGGTGACGCCAACTTCGAGGGCGAACTGACGACTAAGGATCTGAAGGTGGCTGGTTCTGTAGTGAACTTTTCAAGCATCTTGTCAGGCGCAGTGCAGCCTGGCGGAACGGCGGCCGGCGAGCTGTGGGTAGACACTGGAGACCAGACGATCAAGCTCGGCGTCTAGCCTAGCGCGCAGTCCTGAACGCGAAGTCGAACGCGGCGTCGGCATTCCTTGCCCAGTGCCTAATCACCGACAGTTGAACCAGACGCACGAACGGCCAGTTTGGCTTGACCGTGATGTCCTTTGCGATCGCCCACATCACCTTCGCGTCCCCACCCTTCCCTCTCATCGTGGTCCTGATAACTCGCGGCGTGTTGCCACGGCGCTTGCCGTTCTTGTCGTTGCCGCCAGGGCCGTATCGCTTACGCTTAACGGTGGGCCCGGTCTTCCGCATGATCAGCGTGTTCCCGTTCTTCCCCTTGATCGAGAATAGGCGCCGGCGCCCGGTGGCCTTGGCGAGGTCTGCCGTGATTGCGTTCCCTGCCCACTTGCTCTCGGGCGTCCGCTTATCAATTGAGGTACGCGGCATCCCCTTGCCGACTGACGGGATGGACTCACCCCTGGGGTTGCGCCGCACCGCGCCTAGAGCCTGATCCCTGAGGTCTGGATCGATGGTGCCAACGTCCGCGTATGGCTTCCGCTTGTTGGCCCTCGTAGAGCGTATCGACTTGCCCATCCAACCGCCTGTAGACTTCTTCCCGCGGACCGTCATGAACCTCTTCAGCCCTGTCTTCAGGTCCTCGCGAGCCCCTCCGCTGCCGACCGCCTGCGACACCTTGCCGTTCCCAGCAGTCATGCCGATGGCCAGTGACGTAGCAAAC